CATTTGAACCCTCTACAATTTGATTACAATACCACAAACCGATACCTGCTGCATCTATAATATCATCATCATCTAAATATTCTGGTAAATTGTTAAAGTATTTTTTAACAATCTCTTGCACTCTTCGCTTCCTTTCCTTCTTTAACTTTACAGTGAGAGATCCTTTTTCTCCATTGTCGGCTATAATCTGTTGTTCTTTTTTATTTAAATTCTTATAGCCGATCCCGGATTTCCAAACAAGTGGATTAACATCAGTTACGCTACATCCGTAATTATTTAGAACACCCCAAGAATATCCAATAATATATGAAATTATTCTGCTTGTTTCAAAATTTTGTATATATATTGATTGCTCGATTATTGCTAATTTTGGTTTATATTCCTTGTATACTTTTTTAAGTTCAATATCAATAACAGAAAATTTTGCTGATGCCCCTTTGTATTCTTTATAATTTATTTTACCGCAGGCAAAAATTTTAATCTGCGATGATTCAATATCATAAATAACCCAAGCAAGTGAATGCGATGCGGGGTCTATTGCAATCACCCTTGTATTTTTTACCGAAGAAACTAGTTTGGAGATACTCACATCTGATCCCCTCTGGCTTGCTGCTCGGACCAGCCCCAAGACATAAGACGCTTGACAAATCTTTCTCGTTTACAATTTTCACAAATTTTTTCCTTGTTATACTTGGATAAGATTGTCGTACATCCATCTGTTTTACAGATTCTTTTCTTATTCTTGTTGTTCTTCTTTTCATAATAATTGGCAAGAAGATTTTTATTAGTGACAATTCGCCTACACTCTGGAGAGCAATATATAGCATTATAGACTTTAGCTATAAATACCTTATTGCATTCAGGGTTAGAACATTTCTTCTTTTCCTTCTTGTACATTCTCCGACCAACATAAAGCTGCCAAATCACAAGAACTGCAATGTTGCGAAGTTCTCTTGTAAGGGCGCTCGGGTATCTGTTTATTCAGATAATTATTATAAATTTTTGTATATTTTTCAAATAGTTTGTTAATGAATTTATCGTCTTTTTCAATGTAAATTGGTAGTATCTCTTGATTGTTTTTATTTTCGTAAATAACATAACCGGAGTCAAGATTTAAGCAGCGCATATAAATCTGTGCTTGCCTGTAATGCTCATCCTTTGGTTTATTGTAAAGCTGTCTGTAGTGGAAGCCTTCTGAACTAATTGATTTTAATTCAATAAGCTTATGTCCATACCAATCAATGATACCATCTGCTGTGCCTTCAATTGGGGGAGAATCATGAGTTACTGGAATTTCTTCCTCAACTAAGATTCCCATGTCTCTAAAATAGCTATATAGCCTATCATGAACCGCATGCCCATTATCAAAAATTCTATATGTTTGGGGATTAAATGACGATGTTACTTCAACGCCATTAAACAAATAATACCAATATCTTGCACATTGATTTGTGTAGCTTGGATGAAAACCACTTACCTGCTTGTAAACTGGTGCATTTCTCTTAGCAAGAAACTCATCAATGCCTTCAGTAATAGTTTTTCTTATTTCAACCTTGACATCTTTTGCCAATGGCTCTTTCTTTTCCTTTAATTTCTTTAATGATTTCATTGGTTGTAGCCTCCTTTAGCGGCCAGTTTTAGCGCGTTAATATTTTCGGATAGAGCTTCATACATAGTTTTCCAGATGTCGTTTACAAATTTGTCTTGCTCAGACATCATTGTTGATTTTCTCTTAAACATCTGGGATTTAACAATCATCATTGTTCTATAAGCGGCAAGAATATTGGCATATTTAACAGCCTGTAATCCAACATAATGATCTGGATTCTGAATAATATCTTCAACTATACGAAGGCATTCAATAAACTCATCAGCCTTATCTCCCATATGGGAAGCAAGAATTTCTTTATTGATTAGAATGTCCGGCATCGGATCCCTTTCTACCGTAATTGTATTTAATAAGATCTTCTGCCATCACAACCGCTTTCTTTTCTGTATATGATTGTAACCCAACGAGCCATTTCGCAATGTACACCCCAAAGTATACACCATCATCCCAGTTAATTGTGATGCCAAATGCCATCCAGCCAACTAATCTGTCACAAAAAAACTTAAATTTCATAGATTTTCCTCCCAATCCATTCTGCAACTGGACTCGCCACAGCATTACCGCACATTTTATATCTATTGGTATCCGCCACAGGTTTTCCATCCTGATAGTATTTCGTATGCTCATCTGGAAATCCCATCAACCTTTCACACTCAAGTGGGGTCAATCTTCTGAGCAATAAATCAGGTGTCATAACTCCATGCTGTGAAATTGTATCAAGAGTATACGATGGATCGTTTTCATCACCAAAACCTTTCCCTTGCGGTCCGGCCTTGTCTGATCGACCAATAATTGTTCCTTGAATTGGGATTGCAATATGGTCAGCTGAATCAATACCAATTCTTAATGTGCGATAAATATTTTCACTGATAGCATTATTGTATCCGTCATAGGCAAGAACATTGTTGTCTACTCCAACCATGGGGACTTGATTTCCACCAGTACCCATTCTGTGCTGTAGTGTTGGGGCAATTTGATCTTCGTATATTCGTGCATCCCCCACCCTTGTAGCATCAAGCACAAAAGGTCTTTCAATTGCTACCCCGACACCATTTTGCCCATATAAACATTGCGAAACATTATATGAATGCACCGGATCTTGCTTTAAATGAAAAGATATCGGTTCACAAACAACATTTCTTTCTGGGCGTTTATAATCAGTTGCGGCTAGCGTTACTCCGCCTTCTGTCCATTTGGCAAATCCTGACTGTCCATAGAGGATAGGTTGATCAATGTTTGTCTTAGCGGCTCTGGCAGAATGTTTCCTTTCTTTTCTGCTCTTCTTAATATTCCCCTCGCTGTCTTTGGGGACAGGTAATATTTGTTCGGTACATCTTGAAGCGGTTCTAGAATCGTAACAAGCAAGCAAGAAGATTCTTCTTCTACGCTGGGCGACTCCGAACCATTGTGCATCCAAGATGTGCCATTCAAGGACCAATGCCCCGATGTTTGCCATTTCGTCAAGGACTTTTGCGAAGTCGTTTCCTTTATTGCTTGTGAGGGCTCCGGGGACATTTTCCCAGATTGACCATTTTGGAAATTCATTTCCAGTTGCATCTCTCATCTCCTTTATAACTCTAATTGCCTCATAGAATAAGCCTGAGCGTGAACCCTCAAGCCCTCCACCCTTGCCAGCAACCGATAGGTCTTGACAAGGAGAACCAAAAACGATGCAATCTACTGGCTTTAATTCTGCACCATTTACATCTTGAATATCCCAATATTTTGGCACATTGGGCCAATGCCTTTGCAACACAGATTGACAATGCTTATCCCACTCAACCTGCCAGCTACAATCCCAGCCAGCATTCTCCATTCCGATATCAAATCCGCCAACACCTGCAAACAGCGAACCAAAAGTTTTTTTATTCATATTCCGAGCCTTTTATAAGTTCTTTGAATACTTCCCACTCCACTATAGCAACCTTCGTTTCGGAATCTTGCCCAAATACGACAGAAATACAAGGATAACGATAATTTGATTTCCAAGAGTTTTTCCGGTGCTCAAGCCAATTTTCATGCGTAAGAGTAAATGATTTCCCATTGTGTTTATAGTCAACAAGAAACTTATTCAAAGTGGCATCGCCCTTCTTTACGCCCCGCCCAGAGTTTTTAACTCCCTTAGCCTTATCTTTTTTAATTTCTTCCTTCTCTGTTCGTTTCAACGATTATCTCCAGAGCCGTGAATAACACCTCTATCATTGCGATCTTCTAACTTCTTAAGATTTTTAATAGCAACTTCATTAAAAGAAACATTTAATTCTGTAGCCAGCATTGCGCAATACCAAAGAACATCGCCAAGCTCATCAATCACTTGTTGCTTTCTTTCAAATGTTAGCTCCATGTTATCATCGCGGATCATTTTCTTAATTTTACCGGCAACTTCTCCAGCCTCTGAAGCCAATCCAAGAGCAGTATAAATGACCCCAATGGTGGGGTTTTGCGGATACTTCGCAGTTTTACACGCCCTAAATTGATAATTAGAAAAATCCATTTCACTCTCCATTTAGAATCACCTTTTCAATCGCTTTTCTTTCCTTATCAGACAATTCAATTGAGCCAAGACCATTCCACTTACTATCTTGATAAGTATACCACGCGCCTTTTCTTTCAATTATATTCATCTCAACCGCAATGTCAATAAGCTCTCGATCTATATCAATCTTACCTTCTTGGGGAAGAACATAGTAGTAGCCGTTTGTACCGATGCTTGGAGTCTGTTTTGATTTTTCAATAGTCCAAGTTGCCTTTTGACTAGTGATGAGATTGCTCTTATCCCTCTCCATTTCACTCTTAGACATAGACAAGAAAAGCTTAATAATATTGTGCATATTGTGGTGGACTGTATTGCCCATCTTGCCCTTTGTCACAGCAAACATTCCGCTAAGATCAACTGTCTGATGGGCAATAAAAAGCATAATATTCTTCTCTTTGTGCAGGTAGTTTACCAACTTCTGTAGGAAAAATCCTTGCGATCGTGACTGCAAACCCATTGCTTTGCCGCCCTCTGGCTTATCATAAAATTCTTCCTTGATGATGTTAGAAATACTATCAAATAGGAAGATATGTTTTTCTTCCTCATGAGTCAGGTATTGATGAATATTCTTTAAAATATCTTCTACAACTGTTGATTGAATAACTACAATATCATCAACATCAATCCCGCACTTCTTTGCATACTCATCATTGTAAGACGATTCAGAATCAACAATAACCGGCCGATAGCCCATCTTCTGGGCTTCTGCAATAATTCTAAAACACATTGTTGTTTTACCAACAGACGGTGTTCCCCAAAATAGATGCGTTGCACCAGTATTCAACCCTCCACCAAGAGCTCTATTTAATCCAATGCTCGGCGTAGGAATAATCTGATGCGTTGGCATCAGATCGCCTTTTCTTTTATCTACAATTAACACTCAGGTGTCCTTCCGTGAATAGAAATATACTATCACAAGGGCGTGACAGTGTTGAGCCATTCATTAATCTTTTTAGACTCCTCTTCAAAATCAACTGCCGCTTTAAAATGATTATATGCATCTACTGACATAGAATTTAAAAGCTCTTCATCTGCAGAAATAGATTTAATTTTACTGACTGCATCATCAATGCTCATTTTATCCAGATCAATACAATTTTTATCACTAAATAATTCCTCAGCTAATTGATCTTTATAAAAACTGCTTCGTATAATAGTTGGCTTGCCGCAAGCATATGCATTATATAAAATATGACCATAGCCATCTCCGCCGTGCTTAACATGAAAAACCATATCATTGTCTTTCATTGAATTTGCTAATGCAACAGGTCCAGCAAAATTACCATCACGGCATTGGCCGCCATATGATTTTAAATTATAGTTATCAGCAGCAAGCTCTGTTTCTAGCTTTACAAAATCATCCCAGCCATATCTAGTATATTGAAGAATATTAATATAACTGCTAATTTTTTTATTTGGCTTATGATAAGAAAAATTGAATACATCTAAATCAAATTCTTGGTGATAATACATTGCATTATATTCCGGATCAGATTTTGGCTTTACAGAGGCTAAAACATTTCTGCCAAATAGCCAATCATCAGACCAGTTATTGCCTACTTGAACAATTAATCTTGCTTGAGGTTGATATTTACGAATTAACTCTTCATACATTTGAATGTGCCGAGGTATTGATGCGATAATAAAATCAAATTTCATTTCCTTAAATGTATCAAATGTAATGGCTTTATGGGTTGTTAAATTACCGGGATCATAGACATGATATATCCCGCTTTCCTCATTGGATATGGTATTTAATAACGGAGTATTATCAGCAAGACTAGTGCATTCAATATCTAAAAATTGTCTGGCGGTGTCAAGTTGATTATTGATTCCCCAATATCCATTGTTGAACCATTCCATCCCGATTGGTCGATAGATTGGGATACCCAAACGATTTTCAAATAACATCACGAGCGATCTAAGTAATGAATTGTGATGAAAATCAACAAAGATCATTCAAGAAACTTTCCCATTGCTTGATTATTTTTTTCTTACCGAAGTGCTCAATGGCAAAACTTCTCTGCTGAGAGCTTATTTGAGTTGCATAATCATAATCTTCAATCAACCTTGTTGTCGCTTCATTCATTTGTTCAACACTGTCACACACTATTCCGCCAATTTGATTGAGTAGATCTTCAACCTCATAAAAATCAAAATTATAAATAATATTTGCAAGCCTACTGTTGATAGCAACAATTGGAGTGCCGGTCATTAATGCTTCTATAAAAGAAAGTGTATATGATGCCGGAGCTGTGCCGCCATAAATCATTGCTCTTGCTTCCTGCATTTTTTGTATCTGCATATCATACGGAATGCAACCACCATTAAATTTTCCGATATCATCATTGCCCGGTCCATACACGATTCCGTTAAATTTTTCTATTACCGGCATAATTTGATCATAATGGCAATGGTCTCTTCGACCTTTTAAGCTTTGAGAAAATGTTAATACGCTATTTGTTTGGCCGCTCCAGTTTGATAACTCATCTTCGTCTTTGTAAAATCTAATAAGCGCGTCTTCACCAAGATAATTTGGGATGTTTCGCTCTTTAGGAGAATATCTAACAATCTTTAAGCCATCTCTTCTATGCTCAGAAAGAGTTTCTTCTGTAATAGCAATTGATTGCCCGATAGTTCTCCAAATAACTTTCTTATGCCGCATCTTTTGCCAATTTTCTGTAATAACAGTCGGTGAATGCATCACGATAATTACATCAAATGGATCAATCAATTCTTGTGGAATATTTGTCTTGGCGGTTTGGGTTGCTAACCTAGCCCAATCTTCATAATATTTTGCTTCCGGCACACCCGGTCTTGGCAAAGTAATATGTCCTCTTGGATCAATATAAGCACCATTAGAAAATACTTCATGCCCAAGATCCGTCAATAATCTTAATTCATCATATTCCAAAATAGAATGACAGCTAATATAATGTATTTTCATTTTACAGACTCCAGTATTTTCCACATTCTATCAATATATTTTTCTGAAACCTTTTGCCAAGTCATATTATTCCCAATCCACATTGCGCTTTTATAAGTTTTATCTGCAACTTGATCATAATTATTGGCAACATATTTCATTTTGTCGCAAAGATCATCAAAACTCGGCTTAGCCCATTGACCACAACCAACATATAAACCAAAAAGAGTGCTACTATCCCATTCAAAATCTAATGGCACAGACATATCCGCAAAATCTGTGCATGCTAGGACATTTGTACAGATTGTTGGAATTCCCTTTGCAATAGCTTGAAATGGTAGATTACCCCACCCTTCTCCGCTTGTTGGGAACAAAACGCAATCGGCTTTATCATAAATTCTTGCCAATTCAGCATGAGATACTTCTTCATCAATCACTGTAATTCTAGGGTGATTGATACCCATTTTGTCATCACCAAACCACATTCTGGCATCTGGAGGGCCGTTGGATTTGTAAATTAATCTAAAGTCTTCATTTCTGCCATATGTTTTTAGGAAAGCATCTACAGCCATTTGAGAATTTTTTCTTGTCGCTGGTGAGCCAATAGAAAGGAATGTAAATTGTCTATGTGGCGATCTTTTCTTGGGGAAATAAAGTTCAGGGTCAACACCTAGTTTAAACTCATACACCGGCTTTTTAATTCCAGAATTAATAAAAACATCTTGCATTGCCTTACTGCATGTCCAAACTTCATCCATTTCATTGCATTTCTCAACCCAATTTTTTGGTAATTGATTGGTTTCCCAGAAAGTAAATCCAACACTGTAGCGTTGTGATTTAACAAATGTATCTGGAATTGAATGATTTATTACAATTTCATTTATATGATCTTCTTTTGAAAAGTAGCCAACCCCAATACCCATTTGCAATCTCCCAATTTCATTTGGTAATTGGGGCTTGCTTCTTCTAATTGGCAATCCAGACCGGGAAATATGCTCGTAAAGACAGTCTGGGGTATAACCATATCCCTCACTGAATTTAGGAATTTGATTATCAGACCAAACAAGCATAGAAAAATTTTATCATAGTAGAAGTCATTTTTGAGCTACAAGATTCTTTCTTTTAATAAAATCATTAACGGTAATAAGAGCATCTGACGATGCCAACTTGTATGAGTCAATTCTTACTAATGGATTTTTTTCATCAATCTTGTCAATTTTAGCCGCATACCAAGCATTTTGTTTAAGAATGCCCTTTACCTTTTTTAATACGCTGGCGAACACGACAATCTTAAACATTCTCTTACCATCCCAACAATAAATATTGCCCATATCAAATCCGCGAGATGTTTTGAACAATCTAAGATTAAAGATATACAACAATGTTTTATCATTATCTACATCTCCAAGACCATGATTGTATAACCATGCATATTCATGATTGAGCCCTTGCATCTTTAGTTTAATAAAATCATGTAGTGGGGTATCAACATAATTATACGCATCACAGAAGTGGTGCAATGTTCTATCGCCAATCAATGCATAGATATGATCTCTTGTTGATAATTCAGTATTTCGCTCTGCAAATATTGTTGCAGAACCAGATAAGTCCTCTAGTTCAATTCGGAGATATTGCGGAGTCTTTTTAGTTGATCTAACAATTGCTTTCACCAGCATTAATGGTGAGTTTGTCTCATGGAAATCAACTAGTTTATCAACAGCATCATCGATTTCATTCTTCTCAGTATCTTCAATTGAGAAGCCAAGTATCGGCAGATAATATCGTTTATGGTCAAACTGAGACGCATACCCAAGAGAAGCAAAAGCCCCAATCTTGTCAAAGTTTTCTCTTAATGGCTTTTTAACCGCACTCTTTGAGCACTTGGCATCAAACTCTTCATAACAACTGAACGGTCTCTTAGCAAGGATTTCTGCAATTGCTGCTCGACCACAGGCTAACACATTGGATAGACCAAACCGAATGGCTGGCTTTTCTGCTGAGTAATCAATAGAAAAGAATTCATCCGACAAATTAACATCCGGCGGTAGAATCGGGATATCAAGACGCTGAGCTTCCATAAGATAGGCGGTGATCTTTTCACCAACATCTTCATTGAACAACAAAGCCCAAAGATATTCAGATGGGTAGTTGACCTTTAACCACATGGTTTGATAAGACAACATTGAATAGGCAACCGCGTGAGATTTATTAAACATATACAAAGCCGAGAGTTCAAACTCTGACCACATTTGTTTTGCCTCTGATTTTGGCAGGATGGAATTATTGATAAACTTATCTTTGTACTGTTCAAATTCAGCCGCGTCACGCTTTTTACCAATAATTTTCCTTAGTTTATCAGCATCTGACCATGAAAAGCCAGATAGCTTTACACACATTTGCATCAACTGCTCTTGGAAAATAACCGTGCCGTATGTCTCTTCCAGAATTGCCTTAACTGACTCGTCTGGGTAATAGGCAGGGTCAATTCCCTTCTTGCAGTTAATATAGCGCTCACCCTGTGAGAGCAAAGCGCCGGGTCTAACCAAGGCGTTTGAGACAACAAGATCATTAAAGTTGTCAATACCCATACGCTCAATAAGATTACGATAGGCAGCAGCATCTGTCTGGAATACGCCAACGGTATTGCCCTCATTAAAATTCCGGTACACTTCGGGGTCATCCAACCCCAGAGAAAGTGCTTCTACATCTGCCCCATAACGCTTCCTAATCATTCCTAAAGCGTCTTTAATCACAGATACGGTGCGAAGCCCCAAAATGTCAATTTTAATAAGCCCAACCGCCTCTGCGTCGGTCATGTCAAAGGCTGTCACAACCGCCCTGCCCTCACCATCGGTGTCTTTTCGTGTCTCAATTGGGCAGACTTGTGTGAGTGGGATTGACGATACGACCATGCCAGCCGCATGTACGCCTGCATTACGCACACGCCCTTCTAGGCGCTTGGCAAGCTTTGGCACATCGGGATACTTTGAGCAGAACAATTTGCCCTTCGGCGTGGTCTGTAATTCTTCAATAGTCTCAAAATATGGCGTGATGTTATTGGTTTCCTTGTAGGGAACTTGTAGAACGCGAGCAACATCTTTAACCGCACTCTTTGGCTTATATGTGCCAAATGTGGTGATGGCCGCAACATTATCTTTACCCCAGCGCTCAATCAAATAAGACCGAACCTCTGTTCGCCTCTTATCCTCAAAGTCCAAGTCAATATCTGGGTAGTCGTTGCGCTCTGCATTAATAAATCGTGCAAACAACAAATTGTATTTCACAGGATCAACCTTGGTAATCTCCAGCAAGTACGCCAGCACACTACCGCCGACTGAGCCTCTTCCTGTTCCTCTACCAATACCGTTATTATCCGCCCATTTAATCAAATCCCAAACGATTAAGAAATAATCGGCAAATCCAAGTTGTTTAATAATCCCCAGCTCTTCGTAGAGTCGAGTCTTATACTCATCCCCAAGCCCCAGCTCTTTGAGCCGGAATTCAGCCATCTCTTTTAGATAATCATCCGAGTTAAGCGACTTCATGTACTTGGGCAAAAGATTGCGGCGCTTTTCAATTTTGGCAGTACATTTTTCTGCCACCTCTACGGTATTTTCTAAAATGTCTGAGCGATCATAACCGGCATCTTTAAACCAGCCAGCAATCTCTTCTGCTTTAGCAACATAAGGATTAATCTCATCAAATCGCAATTGGCGCTCAGGATACATCTTATTAAGCTTTTTTATGATATCCGTTTCGGCTTTATCAAACTTTGCCGCTTCTTGCTCAGCGTGTCTCAATACTGCTGGCGAGAAACCAGGATATTGAGATACGCACAACAGGACTTCCTCACACCCCTTGTCGTGTGCGCTAGGGAAGTGGCAGTCTGCAGTCGCAACTACTTTTTTATTATAAGCACTGGCTAACTGAATAAGGCCATCATTAATCTTGTTACCGTTCCATGCTTGTACTTCATAATAGAAATCATCTTTAAAAATCTTTATGAAGCGTTCTGATAATTGTTCCGCCCTAGAGAAGTTGTCTGATTCAATTGCTCTAGAGATGGAACTAGCCATGCAACCCGACAAAGCGATGATATCGTCATCAACCAAGTCCTCTAGTAGTGCAAAGTCAATTCTTGGTTTATAATAAAAATTATCGGTCCAGCCAATCTTGGACATTTTAAATAGTTTCTCAAGACCGGCATTTGTCTTGGCAAGAAGAATTAAGTGGTGTCTTTCATGTTTACCATCATCATCACCGCTGATTGACGGAACGAAATATGCTTCGACACCAAAAAGAGGCTTTACTTTATTAGCGACACAAGCCTCTTGAAAACGCAGTACGCCAGCCATTGAGCCATGATCTGTGATTGCGGCAGCATATTGACCATTGATGCTTGTAATTTTAGCGATCTCTTCTGGCGTTGACATCCCATCAAGCAGTGAGTATTCAGAATGGCAATGCAGGTGAACAAAGTTGTTCATTATTTCTCCAAGTCAATGTCGTATAGTGATTCAATAGTGTCAAATTCATTCCAGTATTTTTGATTATAGCTTTGCGCTCTTAAATAACATTTCACCCCCGCTTCTTGTAAAATTTTAATTTCTCTTGGATTATCTTCAATAACAAATAATGGGTCTATCTTTTTAATATAAGAAATCTTTTCTCCCATTTTTGCAAACTGAGGTGCTCTTGTATTGATGTTCCAATCATTCAGCCAAGGCTCTGTTTGCGCTACAGCGTTAGGCTGCCTTCTTGCTGTAACAATATGAATATCATAACCTAATGCAAACCAGTAATTTACTTGATGCCAAGCATCTTGATATGGCTTCATATTTTTCCAAAAAAGAGGTTCATTAAATATCTTTAGAATATCTTCATCTTCGGTATCAGATATAATCCACTTCTCTAAATCAATATCTTCAACTGGTACACCATGAGATGATACAACATCAAATAATGGCGTAGCAATGTCAGCAATTACGCCATCAAGGTCAAGCGCAATCGCTTTATTTACAAGTTGCATTTTATTCCTTTCGTGGAGACAAAGGGAATTGAACCCTTAACCTTCTGCTTGCAAAGCAGATGCTCTCGCCAATTGAGCTATGTCCCCTACCTTATTACCAGCTATCCTTAGCCAACTCACCAGTTGTCAGATAAACCTGCTGTTTTTCATAAGGCAATGTCATATAAACATTGCCAAGATCATGCAGAGTCAATTCCTTAATCTGCTCATTTGGCTCACCAACTGCCAGCGGAATAAGGCTGTAGTTGGTATCTGAAGCGCCAGAGCCTGTTCTGGAATACTTATAAAAGCGGTCAGTGATTGTTCCAAACTCCTTAGCGTATTCCAAAAGGGTCAAACCAATATGGCGTTGATTGAATGTTGTATCAAGCACTCTGGCTTCCCACTTGTTGGGCTCAACCTCAACTGCAACATTGATAAGTAGGTGAGGCTTTGCTCTCCAAGCCTTATCATGAACGGCTTGTTCGCTACCCCAGCAACGATAATTAAATTTCTCAAGCGAGGCAGTAGAAGCAACCTTCCACTTCCAATTTACTGGCGAAACGATTACCGGAACCGTAATTCCAGTTCCAACCTTTTCGTCGTAGTTTGCGCTATCCTCAGTAAGTTCCTGCAAGAATCTAATCTTGAAAGAATCTCCTGATTGCAGAGAGAAAAATTTTCTCGCTCCGCTCTTACCCTGTGTAGGGGCGACTTGCTTTTCCAAGTCTTTTAGTGTTTTAACTGATGTGAATGTCATGTTTTCTCCTATATGATGTTATTTTTGTTGTTTATACTGTGTGTTATTTCTGTTGTATTCATATCACCAGGGTCTTTACACCCTGCTGATATTTGCGCAGAATAGATTTTTTTCCCTCTGCACAAACCTATTATAGCATCTCGCATGGCGTTGCCAGCGTCATCTGCGTCAGAAAAAATGGTGATGCTATCAAAATATTTTCGCAATAATGATGCTTGATGGTTTGAAACTTGAGCGCCCAATGTTGCAACAACATTCGGGAATCCTGCTTCATAAACTTTCATCGCATCAACACTGCCTTCAACGACAATTACATCGGTGTAATGTTTTGCATTCTGAATATTAAATAATACATCTGCTCTCTTGAATCCCTTGTTGTAGAGATAGCGAGGCTCTTGATCTGGCGATATTGCTCGACCAATAAGACCAACAATCTTATATTGATGATTTCTCACTGGGATAACAATTCTATTTTTGATTTCTGAAAAACCAATCTCAAAGTATTGAAGCGTCTTAGGACTGAGACCTCTGTCAATAAACGGCTGTATCTTTTTAATATTCTCTAAATTATTATAGTCCACCCCTATAGCAGAGATATCTATGTCCTTTTCCTGCTGAACAATGAAGCCAGCATCAATGACGCTTTGTAATTCTACCGGATCAAGCTTAATCTTTGATTCAAACGAGCGGCCGCTAACATGACGATATAGTTGTCTAAAATTGCCCTTTTTACCGCACGATGGATTAAAACACTGCCAAAGTCCTGTAACCGAATTGATATAGAAAGATGGCGTATTTACATTTTTATGAAATGGGCAGAAAATGACATATTCAGAACCACTTGATGAATGAATATCTAAATGATATTCCTCAAGGAAGCTCTCAATGTCATCCCTGAGATTCATCTGTGAATACGATTTTAAACTTGAATATGTTCTTGTCTTTATCATAATCTGTAAATAATTTTGTTGATCCTGTTAATCCGTTTTTCTTTCTTGCTTCTTCTTCTAACCATGGTCTAAGCCTAGCTATTGTTTCAACATCAATTGCTGCTCCAGTAATAACATTATCCATTAGAAATCCCACTCCTCTGACCATTTTCCGGTCTCTAGATTCCATCTAAGATAAAACGCAAAGTGCGTTGCTCTTCTTACTTTTCTTGATACCACTTGGAATAAATCAGATGATGGCTCTCTGTGGATGGCCAACACCAAGTCAGCATCGTAAGCCAACTGTTTACTCCAAGCGACCTCTTCAAGTTCCGGCGGTCTTTCAGAATGACCTTCGGACATTGTTACTGCGGCGACATCAATAATTGGCACTGCATTCTTAACAGCCAATCGTTTAAATGCCTTAGAGAGATTCTTTGCCTTCTCTGTTTCTGTCTTAGCGCCTGACGCATCATCAAATAGTCCGTGATAGTCAAGAATAACCAAGTCAGGATGATATTGATCAATCTTGGCTTGCACCATCATTTGGTCTGCTGTTTCAAGGCCTTCTGATGTAACGAGATGAATTGGATGCTTGCCTTCAAATGTTTTCTGAGCCCATTCTTCATAAGCATCAACAATTGCTGGATTAGCACGAACAAGGTCTGTATTATTAAATGATGTATCGCCGTTGGTGAGCAATGTATCAAGTCGTTGACCTTCTTGTTGCTTGTTCATCTCAAGCGAAATAATCAGTGGTCTATATCCAGCCCTCCATGCATTTACTGCAAACAGTCTTGCAATAAATGATTTGCCAACACCTGTCCAGCCAAGTAACACGATGAAGTCACCCGGTTGCCAGCCTCCAAATGTTTTATCAATAACACTAATACCACTTGGGATGCCTAAAAAATCACTCTGATCGCGTTCAGAACGCTCACGCAAATCTTTTACACGGTCTTGCCATTCACCAGCCAAGTCGCTATCTTTAAGAGTGCTAGAAAACTTGTAAAGCTTTGATGTTTGTTCCATTAAGAATGACAGCGCATCTTTAGCCCCAAGTTCATTTAAGATATTATTTGACTTAGATACAACAACCCTTGTTTGATAAGCAAGGGATTCACGCTTCGCTTCATCAAGATAATATTTTAACGGTTCAGGAGTCGAGACAAAATCAAAGTCTGGAAAATGATGTTTAATAGTATCCTTAGACGGAACTTTACCGTGATCATCGTGATGCTTTACAACGAAACCCCAAATATCTTTGTACTCTAGAAATACATTCTCAGCGCCTTCACTAATCGCCTCAATATAGTTTCCGCTATCAACAATTGCATTAAGCAATCTAACTTCGTAATTCACTATTGCTCCATTCTTCTTTTTGTTTCCTGTACTATGCTAATAAACTTGTCTCTAGATTTTTTCTCTAAAATCACATGATCAATATATTTCTTTGATTGGACTGCAAAATCAAAGACAATAAAAGGACCTGGGTTTACTTTTGTAAATTCGTCTATTGCATCAAATAGAACCTCTCTATTATAAAAATCAGCAAGCGCATCACACACTTGCTCTTGACGAGGACTATCCGGAACGAATAACTTACTTCGCTTCTTGCAACAACTTACGAAGTGTTGCATCACTTCTGGACCAGTTAGATTTTCTGACACTCTTCACCTCTTTCCATGTTTTATTTAAAAAATCCCATTCTGAGATGCCAGCATTTACACCAGTAAAAAACTCTTGGCTAAGAGCATTTGCAAGGCATGAAGGTCTTACCGTACATGCCTTGCAACCCTCTTTTGCATATTCAATATGTTTTATGTTATAAGACAGCCAATGCTTAGAATTTTTATCCTTAATACAGACTGCAGATTCTTGCCATGCCTGATTATGACTGCTTTTCATTATCAAGCTCTTGAAGTTTTGCTTCAATCTGAGAATCAATTGATTCCCAAAGCTTTGCCCATGCTTCTGCATCATCAAGGGACTTAGCTGATGTTCTTGCACCCGCATCAAGTCTCAGCGATTCATAGTTACCAAGATTCTTGGTAATGCCAATTGATGCCCAGATTTCAGTGCCGTTATTTTCTTTCATGGTATCTCCTATTTGTGTAGTTTGACTTTTTGATTTAGTGTTTTGATTTTAGTTGCTACAAATCCGCGAGATTTATTAACAGGTCTCCCCTGCACCCTACCGTTGAAAAATTCAACGATATCATATACATCAGATTCCTGATAATATCTCCAGCTTTTATAGCCCTTATATGCTTCACCAAACTTCTTTGGTGAGGCAATAAGATTTTTTCTCTCATATTTACGGAGAGTATTTGGCTGTCTGCCAACTATCTTAGCAACCTCTCCAACGGTATAGATCCTTTTAAGCAACAAATCTGAAGATTTGAGCGGAATGTCAATAATAGAATCATCAAGAAGATTAACAAGTGTAATCTTTGATGTGCTTTTATTAACTTTTTTTACCTTTACAAAATGATTTGCATAAATGTAAAATTTATTTGTAATGACTTTATTCTGGAACAACATAGCGCTCCCTAACCGGTAGAAAACCAAACTCTCTAAGAATACCGTTAAGTTGCTTTAATTCAACATCTCCGCCTCTTGCACACCCAACACATGAGAATTCAACCCACATTGTTTTAAGAGCGTAATATTGAATCCCAGCCAGCATTTTATTATTACAATGCGAACAGCGGATATCATGTTGAATATAATATGCCTTTAACTCTGGAATACTAATTTTGCTCATTGATCAAGCCAGCAGTTATACTCCGCTGTCACCATTCCTTTCTCTGGGTGAACGAACAATAGAGTTTGTGATGGTCTTCCAACTGCGGCAAGTGTTTCTGCAGCATATGTATTGACAGATTCCGGACTGCCAGAAATTCTTAACTGAACAGTATTGAATGTCATCTTTGTTGGGGTGTGAAAGTGTCCAATATAAATATCATCAAAGTCTTCATCAACCGCACCGATTTTCCAGCCATAAGCTTTCTTTTGGAAAGCATAAAACGATGAAAGGCTTCCAAACTGATCTCCATGACATAGTAAGGCTTTATATTTGCCAACCTTATCAACAGCATACCAGTGACGCTCACCTCTACCGTCTGGAATAATGAACTTAACTCTTGGTTCTTTTTCAAACATTAATTGAGTAATCCGATAGAGCATTCTGTCACCGTTTGTCTCTGGATCATGATCTCTTCTGGCTCTTCCGCCAATTGCGCCATGATTACCAATAACACCGACAAATGTTACCTTTTCAAAATTTTCCAACATGATGTTGATAAAATTCTTCATAATCCTAGGACCATCAACTGTAATTTGTCGATACAAGCCTCCATCAACAAGGAATGATTGTCCCGGAAATATAAGTTCCCCCTCAACAATATCTCCCAGCGCCCAGATTCTTAATTCATTAACAGGATGATCTTTACGCTGAATATTGGTAAGGTGAACAATCTTTTCTGCAAATTTATAGATTCTTTCTTCACAAATTTGCGAATTATAATCTGGTGTAATTTTAGCCAGCTGCCAATCGGAAAGAATGGCAACAGCCACTTCCGGTGTTCCTTTACTTTTTGCAATCTTTGGTTTGGGGATTTTCACCTTCTTGGAAGAATCAATATCTTCCTTGACTGCTCTGAAGATTGCATCTACAAAGTCATCACTCTTCTCTTTTACTTTCTTATATTCAGTAAGAAGTTTGGAGTAAGCAACTTTTAATTCGGCATCAGTCTTAGGGACTTTGCCTGTCACTGGATTTACTGGCACTTCAAATAACCCTTTCTCTCTTCTATATTTACATAGACCGCCAATATCAATTGACTTCCGACAGTCTTTGTCGGCGTATTTGTGATTGGCGGCTTTTGGTTCAAACTGCTGGTTGCAGCCTTCTGCTTCGCATATTTTCATAAGGATTTATCAACTCCCATGGCAAGGATATCACATACCTGTCGTGAAATTGGGCAAACTTTCATTTTTTTCTCTGGATATTTTTTGCAAAATTTCTTTTCTTAGTGTGAGGCTTATTATTATAAGCCATCTCCCGCAATTTTTTACGGTGTTCATCAGATAATTTAATTCCTTCACGATGGATTGCACTATGCTCTTTATGGGAGCAAAGAAAAAGATTGTCTATTCGGTTATCAATTTTAATTTCATTGATATGATGTACGGTTTCCCAAGCCTGTAGAAACCTACCAAGATACTTTTCCATTACAAGTCGATGCTCATATGTATATCCACGAATATTTTTAGGATGATCTGGTTTTAGCACCCGGACATATCCTTTATCATCAATATACTTTCCACCGCGATAATTTGGACTACCCTCACCAGTTGGAGCCCTGTCATTCCATTTAACATCATTTCTTTGAGATGCCAATGTTGGTTTTCTCAGACAATGCCTCCAATGTCCTCAACATACATTTGCAACTCCCTAGTCCCAGATGAAGCTGGAACACTGTATGCTGGGGCATTTGCTGAACTTAATCCCTGGAATCTATTCACTGCTGCAAAGAATGATCTGTTTGTAAACCCAGCACCATCACTTGCAATTACAACAGAATGAGTGCCAGCACCAAATCTGCTGTCATATGAATTATTTCTGAGAGCAATATCGCTAATTGTTGCACCAGCACCGGCAGTTGCAACATTGATATAAGCAAAGATAGGCGGTGTAAATTCCGCAGAGTAGATCATTGTATTGACCCCGCCATGAGTGCCGTGATGCAGAGACACAACATAATAGGCATCCTCTGCTCCCTTTGCATCAACAACAAACCCCGTAAAGTTTAAAACGACACGGTAGTAACGATTCCCTTCAATTGAAACCCTTCTATCAGCACCACCAGTTCCAGTCTCATCTTTAAGCGCAATGATTTCATGCGTTGCAGAAAAGTCTGTGAAATTGCCACTACCAGAAGTAACAGATTTATACTTTTTAATACCTTGCGGCCGGTCATCAGTAGCCTCTTTAACCTGCTGGATATTTGTTGACATTTGCTGGAGGCGCTCCCCAGTAATTGGGCTACCGTCTGTCCATGAAACAACTGAATAGTTCTCGTATGCCATTTACCTATTATACCTCAATTTTTCTTCACTCTAATAACGGTATCCAAATATGAAGGACCATATTTAAAATACCAATGATCTGGTTCGCAATAAAAATAAAAAGCATATGCCACCATATTTGTTTCCGGTTCGGGAAAATCTTCCCTCCAGTGTTCTTGAGCATTACCATACATGAAAAGCGCTTCGTTTTCTTTAAGCCTATATGGTTTATTTTCAACCCATAAATCCCAAGGCTGTTTTTGAAACAGGCAATAATCTATTGTATACTCGCAAGCATTATCATCTTTGTGTTTCCACAACCTAGCCTTTTCAGTTTCATAAATAACTAAAAGATTCCATGATGGTTTTAATGTTTCACTTTTAAATTTTTCTTTTGCCATCGGAAGAAGAAGATTAGCCCCCTCATTTAAAACTTCTGTATTTGCCCACTGATATCTTCCAAAACCATCTGAATAGGCGGAGCCTTCGTTATTAATCCATAAATTAATAGCATACTTCTGTAAGGCACGAAAATAATATTGATCAAATACATTTTTAACAATAAATGGATCTTGAATTGTTTTTACCATTTCTGTAGTGGGCAAGAAGCATTTTGCAATTTAACTTTAGATGTCATAATACACCCGCACTCCCGGCATTGCTTTGTAAGTTTTATAAACCTATCGCAAGAAGAACAAATCTGTAGTCGCAACCCAGCAGTTTCCTCATTGATTTTTTTACCAGAAACAATATCCCACGGTCTCGTTTCGCCAATTTTCTTCTTGTACTCTGACCAAGCTGACATAATATTATCCAATATAACTTTCTTTCCACTCTCGCCACCAGAGCTTTTTACCTATTGATATTTTATCATATGAATTCCATGAAAATGGATGACCTGAGATATTTTGATAGTCGCCCATATTTATCCAATGATGTGTATTATTTTTTCTTTGATTTATATTTCTATGAATTAAACCAGAATATGTACTTCCTATAGTGCCAATAAAATCTTCTGAATTACACATGATTAACATGCATATTAAATCAAATGATAATTTACTTGCAATTGATAATTGTTTAAAATCAGACAAAAAATTATCTTTTATTATATTATCAATATAAACAACATCTCCATAATTTAATGCAATTTTTGAATCTAATTCATCAGTAGATACAGCTATTAAATTAGATGACTGTTTTAATTTAAAAATAGCAGAATCGTATTCTTCTTTTTTAACAGAATATATCATTGATTTAAAATCAGTCTGACGCAGATGAATCCCCGAAAATTTTCCTATTTGATCAGATATCATTTTTGCGAATTCAACATATTCTTTTTTGAATACAATTTTTCTTAATTTTCTATTAAAAGATTTTGTGCGATTAAAAAACATTATTGAATAATAAGAAAGATTGTTATTAAAATAATATGATTTGGATTGATCCAAAATCAATAAAGATCTCCCCTCTGCAAATTTGTCAATATCTTTATCACCTGAATCTACTTGAATAAACCTATCCATAAGATTTGAAATATTGATTTGATGACTAGATGGCGTTTTTATTAAATATTTTGAAAAATAAATTTTATCCCTGTTTGGGATTTCAATAAAATCTGTAATATAGTTATTTTTTTCTTCAAATGAATTTGAATAACTTGGTAGTTTTATTACCCCATGAATATTTATAATATCATTAATTAAGTATGATATACCGACCGCTAATTCTAAACTTATTAATTGATTAAATAACCCACCATTCCATAACCTATATGCGGTATTTTTATTTAATTTGATTTTATGCTCTCTCCAAGGCGAATTCATTATGGGGCAATAAAGTCATTTCCATCCCAAATCCAGCCTGGTATTACTTCAGGTCTGTTTGTAACATCAATTACAATTGGAGCACTTTGCAATCCCGCAGACCAAGATTGACTTCTCTGACCATCAATTTCGTCATCAAATTGAAGCTGCATAAAAACATCCCCTTCTGCAATAAAAACAAATCTTTTTAAAGCCATTATTCCTCCGTTTTAAACAAGTATATCATAGCAATTAACCAATACAAATATTATTCTCAAGACAAATAAATCCATCAGGGCACGGCGGATTGCATACTGGAGCGGTGGGTGTCGGAGCAACTGGTGTCGGAGCAACTGGAGTAGGCGCAACTGGTGTCGGAGCAACTGGAGTAGGCGCAACTGGTGTCGGAGCAACTGGAGTAGGCGCAACTGGAGTCGGAGCAACTGGTGTAGGCACTGGTGTTGGGGTAGGTACTGGTGTTGGAGTAGATCCACATTGTGATAAGCATATCTCTATATAGCCAGATCCAGTCCATAAGATGGCATATACATCTGTACCATCATATCTAAATGACCAAGCATAATTTGCATTGTCAAAATAGTTGGCTGTATTTGAATAATACACGCCATATCTTGCTAAATCTATTGCTAAAGTACCAGTTGTTGATCCAATTCTTGCTATATTAGTTGCTGTAACATCTTCCGCCTGCAAGTCATTATTACCAATCAATAATCCACCAGCTTCAATAGTTCCACCATTATCTGCACTTATTGTCATTGTTGCAAACCCATTTGCGGAAAGACCGACCAGATCTCCACCCACGATATCCCAATTTCCAATAGCTCCAGCTGTTGCTGTGACAATGCCAGTTACTTCAAGAGTATTATTAGAAAATGTAATCCGATTATCAGAATCAATACCAACTTGAAATATTCCAGGCTCCCAATAATTTAAGTTATCAATATAAATATTTGCAACTTGGACATCGCCATCAATTTGAACACCTGAACCTATATAAACATATCCATTAACTGTATCAATACCATCGCCCTGTCCACCAATTACAATCTCATCACTATTCCAATAATTATTGCCATCAATAAACAATGTATCTGCCTGAATTGCACCCCTAATTACTGAACTATCAAATACTGCATCGCCGGCCCATGTAATAGCCCAGCCAACTGTTCCGATACCAGTTATAATTCCATTTGATGCAATAGTTCCGTCAAAGTTGTTGCTAGATATAACCGTATTAACAAGCACTACATTTGCAGATAGTAGATCGGCAGTAATTGTTCCAGCAAGAATGTTGTTTGCAGTAATTGTATTTGCGGCAATTTCATTACCAGTAACACTACCTGCAATAATATGAGCATTACCGTTTACAATACCCGGTTGAAGCACGAGACCTGATGGCTCAAGAATTGAAGAGTTAACTGTTGAAATAATAAATTGTTTGAACCCGTTTTGATTTAATTCTTGTCGATAAACTCTATTTGGACCTCCAATATTCCCAAAATCAAAATCAAATATTGAGTATGCAGATGTGTCAATTAAAGATGAATTAACTCCGTCATGATTATGACCTCCGCCGGGAAAGAAATATATATTGGATTCATTCATAATTATGAAACCTGCCTAAGAACCATTTGCTGGGTAAAATTATTACCTATCGTTCTATTATATGATATCACCCAATAATCAGTATTTGTAATTCCAAGAGCTGTAAATGTTGTAATCCTTACCCGATCTCCAAGCTGAATTTTTGGCATTATTACACTCGTAATGTTTAAAATTGGCACTGGAATTTGTGTTTTAGAGATAATAAAATCAGCAATCTTTTGTGCATGAACAGCATCATTAATAAAGTTACTTTGAATTGTTATATCTTTAAGACCATATTTTTTAATACTTTCAGTAACGGATGCTGTCTGTGATTTAATGTCAGAATTTTGTTCTGAAATTTCAACCGGAATACCAGCAATTGATGTAGCGTATGGATAGCGCGTTTCACGATCTTCACCAGCAAGCATAACAATTTTTTCAACTGGAGCTGTATTTGCCGCAGCAATAATTAGCTCTGCGCCATAAGCATATGGAATGTATTTATGAATCTCAAGAAGATCTGGCTCATCTATTCTAATTGCTGTTATGAATGGGGTCTGAACATTAAATGCTGGCGCTTTCTGGAATGAGACATTAAAGTATTTAACCTCTCTGATCTTTGATGCATTTCCGTTATCAATGGAATGAGAAGTGGGGTTTGTTTGAAACTGCCCTCTTTCAAGATTATTAAATGAATTACCAGTTTTAGAATTATATTTAATTATTTCGCTACCGATCTTGATATATCCAGCGTTTGGAAATGGGATATCGCTGTTTGATGAATAATATGCAACATTTGCATTAGATGTAAGATTTGCAGAAAGAGTAACAGTGGTTATTGTCGTATCGTTTTCAACATTCCAAAGGGCTTGACGGGCATCTAATGCTTTCTGCAAACCAGATAGCGGAACATCAACTTTATTACACTGGAGCTGAACTGTGTAACTCCCATCAATAATATATGTTGAATCGCTTAGCGTTGTTTGGACATTTGCATGCTGATCAATTGATGTTTCAAAGAATCTGTAGAAGTGTTCATACTTGGCTTTACCCAGTTCATCAATATACAATCGACCAATATCCGCAAAGGTAATATCATCAATTATCTGTTTTAAGCTAGAGTTATTTCCATACAAAAATGCAAAGTTTGTTAATGGCTGAATCTGAGATTCCGAATACCTATCTTTAACTTGTTTTGTAGTTAAGAATTGATTATAAATTTGGAATTCATCAACTATGAAACTTCTAATTGTTGATGGGGCTACTTCACCAACATTCGCTGTGAATGACGCTCCACGGCCGCCTATTGTGATATCAGAAACAAATGCAATCGGAATCCCAGTCAAAACTGTATTTGATTTTAAATCACCGTTTACATAATAGTAAAGACTTGATCCATCAAATGTTGCGACAATATGGCTAAATACACTATTTGAAAGTGCTGTATTGGAAGACACCGTTTCAGTTGTAACAACAGAGTTTGCTAATGTTTTTATCTTAAATCCATTTGAAGAGCTGTTGTTAAAAAATTCAAAGCCGCTTGTTGGTGAACTATTAGCCCAAGTGCTAATATATTCACCATCGCTATCAAATGAGCCAGCATTAAACTTTCCATAAAATTCAACTGTCCATCTGCCAGTGTAGAGAGAAGAGTTTGAATTTGTAATGTTAATACTATCGTGCATCGGGATTCTAATATATGCATTAGACTCCAATAATACTGATCCATCTTTCGTTTCAGACACTAAACCAGTTGGCTGACTGAGTTTTGGATTATTTATATAAACACCGTTATTTCGCATATGATATGCATTGGCAACAGTAAGATCCTGTGAAGCATTTCTTGTTCCGATTGAATCAAATGTTGCTATTGTTGTGCATTCATTTGCAGTTACAATGGTATCAGAACCGGCTCCAACAACTTTATAAAGTGCAAGTCTAAAATTAGAAGATGCCCCACTGTTATAAGAATGATAAAACTCAATCCTTATTTTTCTTGGAACACCGGCTGTTAAATTGACCGTGCTACTTTGAAGTCTTGTATTTGATTCATAAGTATTCCACTTATTTAAAATAAGCGCATCATCAAGATATAGCCTTACTCCTCCGCCAGTAATATAAATAACTAAGTTTTGATTTCCACTTGCCAACGGAATATAATAGCCATCAATAACGCCATTATAATAATCTGAATAAACTGTTTCATTTGTCCCAGTAAAAGAATAATCTACCAATTGAACAGCATTTGAAGAGTTTGATGAAATATTTTTAGAAAGTGCAACAAATGATGGGCTAACAAATCTTGTCTCTCCAAGAGCCAAATCCATCTTTGTCAATTGTCGATCTAAAGCATCAGCCAATATATCTTTAACAGAAATGTCTTTTTTATTTGATGGCATTCCCCAAAATCTTGCCCGTAATCCATTAGATGGGATAATATCATTTCCGCTTCTATCAATAGTTTCTTCTTTAAATGAATAACTGGCTATTGCGCCTCTTTCAAGAGCGCCTTGAGAATATGTGCTTAATTTTTCAATATCTGCTTGAGGGAAGTTTGATCTCATCAATAGATTTTTTACTGCATCTCCGACATACGAATTCTGTAAAAGAAAACCATATTTGATTGTTTTTTCAACCAAATACTTAGTCCAATCCTGCATCGTTGCTCCAACCGTCATGGATGATGAAGCAGTATTCCATTCATCAATATAATATGTTCCATTTTTTACATATTCATACACTTCAAACTTTACAGAAGATAGTGAGCTGTGAGATGTAGCCGTTGTCCCAGCATAACCGCGTTCAACAACATTTAATGTATCTGGGAGCGTTACACCAGAGCACAAGATAAGTTCCTCAGATTGAGTTCCCTTATCTAAAATAACAACAAAATAATTTCCAGCGCCGCCAGATGGGAATACCGTAGTGTCATTAACTATTAAACTAGTTGTTGTTGAATTTGCATTTGCTGTTAAGAATGTATCAAGATAAACATTATCTATGTAATCATCAGATGGCTTTTTAATTCTCCAACCTGAATAGATATCAACTTTTAACTCTTTTTTAAGATACTTGCCATAATCTGAATTATTATCAAAGATATTGAACTTTTTAGTTGTATTATCAAATTCGACAGATGCAGTCCCCATCTCACTGCCGCCAATCGGCAGACTTGTCTCATGCACATCCCTAGTCCTATTGAGCGACATTGAAATTACATAATCGCTCATATCTTCTTCATACAGTGGAACAACTTCTTGTATCCGTGCATTATCTGACGGGTTGCGAGTGCTATGAGCAACAACTCTTATTTTTGCTATATTTTGTGTAGATAAAGCAGGTGATAAAATGTGTTCTTTATAATATGTATTTAATGGAATTAAATCGCTAAAAGATACAACAACATTATTGGATGCATCATAAGCGTAAATTGTATAATTTGCTATTCTTCCATAATATTCAGATGTAACAATCTTTATCTTATTTACTTTTCTAGCTGTAAATGTAGCTTCAATATATGGATCTGTAATAAATCCATATCCTGTATATGTTCCATGCAAAGAAGCGTTGCTTTGACTACCAGACCACCACCCAAACTCTAAATTGCCGCCAACCTGTGTATTTGCAAGATCTGTCGTTATTAAAGATGGCATGGTGTACCAAGTGCCATCTGCCTTTATAACATCGCCATCCTTGTCCTTAGCGCCTGCTACACCCCATGTAAACGATTGCCTTTCAATCCCATTAAAAGCCTCAGAAGCTGAGAAGTAGAACCCAATTTCGGGGTATGAAGTATTAGCATGAGCGCTGTTAGTCGTCACAGCAAGATTATCAAGATGGCGACTATCTAACCAAGTCACTACTACTTTTGGCTTAATCTTTTGCGCCTTAGCCGCAATAGCGGTATTAAAGTCTGATGACAGGTCTTTATTGTATTGATCAACTGTAATCATCAGACCTCCTCAAGTGAAAGTGAGCAATCAAAATAGTATACATCATCAACCAAGTCTCTTCTTATAAGATTCTCAGAATAATTAGTTATAAAAACATCTACATTTTCTTCTGTATATGGCGTTGTACCGTTTTCATCTTGCTTAACTATTGTAAGCGTATGAACATCTCCATCTTTTGATTTTTTCTTAATAAAATTACGAGATGCTCTTAAGTCAACTGTTTTAGTTTCATAATTTGGTATAAATCGCCACTGAAGATTAAAGACTCTTTTACCGCCTGCTAAAGATGCAGTATTTTTATAATACCTTGATGTATCACCCTGCCAGTTGTTATTTTCTATATATATCGGAGCAACTGCAACATCAAGCTGTCTATTTTGATTTGTAAGAGGTATACCATCAAGCATTAGAAGTGTTCTAATAAGGCTAAAGTCTGCAGTAATTGAATCACTAAACCTTATTGCTTGAGCAATAATATTTGTATTACTGAATATTGTAATTTTTGCAGAAACAAGAATGATATCCCCAGCTACTGTAAGATTTACATTGCCGCTCATTGAAGAGCTTATAAATTTAATTAATCTGCCTAGAGCTGTAAGATTTGATGTTACAGATATTGAAGAAATTCCAAAGGCAGTCTTTGAAATTGCCGCTGTGAGATTAGAATCCCCAGTTGCAGATACCGATGCCAAAGCTATCTTGAATATAGAAACTGAAGCATTTGAATTTGCTTGGATCGCAGATTGAGCAAATGCAATCTTTGCTCCAGCAACTGTAAGATTTGATGTTGCAGATATTGAACATTCCGCAAGTTTTACTCTTGTTCCAAGAGTTAATGTAGCTCCATCGCAAACTATGTTTGCCGAAGCATACGCAATCTTTACTATTGATATAGAAGTATTTGAATTGGCATCAATTTGTGATGAAACAAATGCAATCTTTTGTGATTGAACAACAACATTTGATTCAATCTGAATTGAGGCGGCAATTGCTCGATAATCATCTGGGGTAAAGAAATCTATACCGCTAGAAAATGGATCAGAAAAGCTAAAGATGCTATTAGACGACATATTTATGCCTCAACCAGAGTCATATTGACATTATAATAAGCACATTGATTTGGAATATCCCGGCGAATCAATGTCTCAGAATAAGAATCAATATAAACATTTGTATTATAAAAAGACTCAGATGGGTCAAGCTTTATTGATAATGGTAGACTTGATGGCGTTCGTGCTAATTGAAGCAAATAATCTCTTGCCTTTCTACCATCAATAGTTTTCTCATGAGAATTTGGCAAATATTGAAAAGATAGGCTGTATGAATATTTATTGTTTTTAATAAATCTTCTTTTATTCCCATTAGCAAGTTCTGAGGAAACAGAATTAATTCTAAATCCTCCATCAAATACACGACCATGTTCAGTAATTTCTTGTCCATTTATGACAATCAAATGAGTAATTCCTGGCTGTTGATTTTGTATCGTCATTACAATCCCTGATTAATACCGCTGTAACTTGTGAATGTTCTGGATTCAAGACCGGCCGCTTTTTGATTTCTAGGGACAACATTCACATTGTATTCTTTCATCATTGACTTGAACCATTCTTCTTGACCAATAAAGTTTTCAACCTGAATATTAACAGTGCTTACACTATTTACAGAAACGCCATTAACTGGTGGGGTTGAAGACCTAGGAGTGCTAAATCTTGAAGGAACATATCCACCCATTTTATACTTAGGTAGACTATAGTTATTTAATTTTGTTAATGTAGCAACTCCAAGTCTTTTAACAGCTGCGGCATTAAGGACAAACTCTCCGCCATGTAAAATTGCAGGAATTTCTCTTGTAGTCGGAGCATTTAAGTAACCACCAGTTTGCATTCTTGCCATTAATGCTGCTCTTCTTGCCGCATCTGCTGTTGGGAATCTAATTCCAGTCCCAGTTGGAGCTGGCCCCATAATAGTTGTTATTCCAGAAGTTCTTGTGGGCATTGCACCATATGGGGTGACAACATATCCACCAGTTCCAGCACCACCACCAGCTCCAGAACCAGCAGCATCCTTTGCAGCGTCTGCAGCAGCGTCAATGGCTGCCTTTAATTCAATCCATTTCTTAATTGCAGGATCCAACAATCCAAGCATCTTATTGCGAAGATCCTCATTATATTTAAGAGTCTTTTCAAATTCACGTTTAATAGTTTCATTGCCATCAGCAATTGCATCTGCAAATACTTTTGTTGGATCTGAATCTGCGAACGCTTTTTCAAATGGTGTAATAAATGCTGTTTTTACTTCAGAAAGTAATGTTGTAAATATACCAAGAACTTCTGTCTTGAATGTACCTGTTTCGCCTCTAATACCACCAGTTATTTCACCATATTTTTCAATAATTTCGGGAGCTGATGTTTCAAATTTGCCGCCAATATCAACAAGCATTCCAAGCGTAATTCCAATGACAGAATCAGACATCTGCTTGGTAACGCCAAGGAATGTGTTATCTGCTTCTGATCCAAGACCGTATTTAGCTTGAGCAAGACCAACTAATTCATCAAGAGGTCCAGCAAATGCACCAAGGGCTTTTCCGAAATCATCAACAGTATTTGGCATACGCTCAGCAATTGTTGTGCTAAATTTCTCAAACATCTTTCCGAATTCAAGATTATTATTATCAGCATATTGCGTTGAAAGATTTCTCAATTCCATTAACTGAGCTTCATATTGCTCTATTGTGACTGGAGCAATTCTAGTAATATGTTCTGCGGCATCTTGGAATTTCTCCATTGATTCATCAAAGAATCGGCCAGCCAATTCACGGGCTTCATTGATTGCTTCTCTAAGCGCTTCAAGGTTTTCTTTTGCTAAGTCTTTTCTTCTTGATTCATCTAATGATGCCAACTCTTGGTTTGATTCCCTAGCAGCATTGATTTCATCCAGATCCATAAGTCTTGCATCGTCAATACGACCTTCATAAATAGCCAATGCGCGATTTCTTACATATTGTTGCTGTCTCAAAGAAGCATCATCAATAATCTTTCTACGATTTACTTCATACTCTTTCTTTCTAGTAAGTGATTCTTCTGCCTGCTCAAGCTTCATCAGTGTTCTAATCTGAATATCAAAAACCTTCAGCGCGGATTCTTTTTGCTTATTTAGAGCCTTAGTTGATTCAGAAACAAACTTCTTTATTGCCTGAGAGAAGCGGTCTACAACGAAATCATAAAGTCTTTGAGCAGCGTCTTCTAATCCCTCTTTAATTTTATTTTTAATTTTATCCATTGCATCTTCAACACCATCTGTGTTTCCAAGAGCATTTGTAATAGCTTCATTACCGGCTTTGCCAAATTTTGTAGCTTCTGTTTTTACGCTTGGGATACCTAAAGTAATTGCATTTGTTGATTTTTTAACTCCAAGAGATGCTGCCTTATCAAGACCTTTTGTAACTACATTTCCAACACCTTGCATTGCTTTTGTAGCAAAGTTGCCTATACCCTGTATAGCGCTCTTACCAATATCAAACACTTTACCAACAATTGGAATTTTAGAAAATGCATCAAGAACTTTACTAATAGCAGTAACAATAACTTTAACAATACCTACACCCATCCCGATGAATAGATTGATAACCCCTTTAGCAACTGAAGCAACGCCAGCAATTAGGAATTTAAATGCATCACCCCAATTGCCTTTGAAAATACTGACGACTGCCATAACGATGTTTATAATTCCATACATGTATGGCTGAATGACTCCGATAACAAATTGCTTAATCAGGCCAGCAACAAATTCAACTGCTTTTGATATCCCAATAAATATATTTGCAATTCCAGAACCAGCGGCTTTTGCACCATCACTACCACGACCAAACTGTGCAAAAAGATCCTGAACCGGTCTAATAACTTCCGATATTGCATCTTTAATAAGATTAAATGCCTTCTTTAATGAATCCCAAGCTGCAGTTGCTCCTCTAATCTTATCCATGTTTTTAATAACAAGGAATACAACAGCAGCAATACCTGCAATGACTGCCCCCACACCGCTAAATAGTAATGCCATTTTAAATATTTTTGCTGAAACTGTTGCTAATTTAAATCCTTGAGCTAAACCACCAATACCCGCTTTTAATTTTCCAAAGATAGTTACCTTACCGCCAAGACCTTCTACTTGTCGAATATAAGCTTCAATTGAACCTGTAGCTGATTGCCATGCTTTTGATTGACCAAATATTGATGATATACCAACACCTGCCGCTTGAGCAATACCAGCGCCTGTTGATGGAGCGCCAGCAGCAGTGGTTCTCATTGCTGAAATAAGACCTCTTGCTCTGCCAGCCCCTTCTTTAGCAACATCCATTCCAATACCTGCACGAGCAATAACACCGCGAATACCACCACGAGCAACACCTAGAGCTCTTCTTTCTGAAATCTCACGACCTCTTCTAAAGAACCGTGTTGCACTTGTATCGCTAAAATCTTGAGTAATTCCGGCTCTTTCAAGGAATGGCTGTCTACGCATTTGAGTAAATAATTGAGCAACTGGATCTTTTGGACTTATAAAACCCTTGGGTCCCGGAATTACTCCAGTAGCGAATGGTGTGACCCCTTTTTGTATTAATTCTTGCGCAGTCAATATTTGAAGGGCTCTTCCGGCATCTGGGCTAAGAATTGGTCTACTTAAACCAGTTTTACTTGGAACTCCAAATTGAGTACCTGCGCCCTTTGCTCTAGCCCCTAAAGCAAATTGTTTCTTTGCAGCGTCTACCGCTCTTTGAGGCAGTTTCATTGCGGCAGCAAAAGGATCAACGCCAGCCGCAGCCCCAGTTATTGGCTTTAAAGCGCTTGCAGTTTTAGTCTTAGAAATATAATTTTCATAAAACTTATTTATAGAATCTTTTGCCAAAATCGCACTTCTTCCAAGACCAACAAAACTACCATCAAGATTTTTTAACTTGGGAAAGAATCTTGCAATTCCCAAACCGACTTTACCAACGACTGCTTGAAATGTACCCATTGCGAGAATAATTGGACCAAGGCTTGCTAAGAAGCTTCCAACTGCAAGAATTAAGCCAAGAATTCTTTGCCTTGTTTGCTCAAAGGCTGGGGACATCCATGTGTTGTACATACCCACAACTTTTTCTGAGATTTTTTCAATTGTTGGAGCTAATCTTGCAATTAAATCAGCTGCAAATAGTCTGAATGCATTTTTAATTTTTTCAATACTAGCGGCCGTAGTTAAAAGGGATCTTTGCAATTCAGCGTCTGCTAATTGAGCAGCATTAGCGCCGCCAGCAAGCTGAATCATTAATGCTCTACCAGCCTCTGATTTAACTTCTGAAATAATATCTATGCCTTCGGCTTGCTTCTTTTTGACAACAAATTCGCCAACTGCGTCTCGCATAAATTTGGCATTTTCAATATCTTGTTTTTTAATTACTAATTCTTTTCCAGCCTCAATTTCAATTATTTGACCAGCAGTAGCTGTTGCAATTCTTGCAACATTTCCAATGTCTTTAAATGATCTTATTGTTTTTGGAACAATTGTGTTATTAAAATTAACAAAACTTTTAGCAGCATTTTCTGCAACAGCAACCAGCTGCACTTCAGCAGATGCTGTTGCTGGAGGGACTTCTCCTAAGTAACCAGCTGTTTTTTCTAACTCTTCATTAAATGCATTAAGCTGCTCAATAGCCAAATACATTCTTGGGCCTTGGCGTTTTTCAAACAAATCAGACATCAATCTAAGAGCGCCTTCTGGACCTGCTTTTGAACGGAGAACCGTTCTAAACATTTTAACTGTTGCATCTAATCCAATAAGACCAGTTTTTGTAGAAAGTGTAAAATCATTTTGAGCATCACCAAGAACGCCATACTCTTTGGCAAGTTTATTAATCATGTCAGAGTTTTGTTTAGTTGGAGCTAATAATCTCTGGAGTGATACTTTAATTGAGTTTGAAGATGCTCCGATATCAAGACCGGCAGCTTTCATTGGAGCAAGTAGTGCGGCGGCTTCTGTCATTGATATACCAAAGCTTGTAGCCATTGAACCAACTTCTGGCAAGGCATCGCCAAGGTCTCTTAATGTCAAAGCAGTGGCGTTTTCAATTGCATTGAACAAATACATTTGCGCTCTTGCAGCTTCAATAGCCCTTGTCTCTCTTTCTCTAGCAGTTGTAAGACCAGTTAATGCTTTATTAGCATCTAATGCTCTTTTTGATTGGAAGTAAAGTGCTTGAGTAAGATCTTGAGCGCCTTTGATATCCATCGTGCCAAGTTTTTCCAATTGCAGCGTTATCTCCGTAAGAGATGCAATATTATCTTGAGAAGTAATACCTAATTCCGCAAAGTCTGCGCCGATAGATACGACCATTTGTTTGGCAACACCAAAAGTCAAAGACATTTGTGTTAATACAGTATTAAGATCATTAAAGTTTTTAACAAATAATTTTGCATTTTCAATATCTTGCGGCCTTATCAAATCTCCAAATGCTGCATCTCTTACACCTGTAATTTTTTGCGCAGCAATATCAAGTGTCGGAGCAACATTCTCAACAACCTTTGTTAATCTTGTTAATTGAACATCGACTTCTTTAAATGTCTGTAATCCGGTTCTGGCAAAAGTTGCAAGCGGTAGTGTTAAGTTAATTAACAAGCTTCTACCGACGAACTGCGCATCTTTACCAAGTTTTGACATTCTCAAAGAAATGTTTTGGAAATCAGAGCCGATAGCTCTTAACCTCATGCCTCTAAATGTTTTAGAAAATCCTTGCAATTCTCTTGTTGTTAATCCAATAGAGCGACCAAGAGCAGTACTTTCTCTACCAGCTAGAGTATATGCATTTCTTAATGTGGATAAATCAGCCGTAATTCTTCTTTGCTCAGCACTTAAAACTCTTTGATTTTGAATCAATCCCTTAATTGATTTAGCATGCTGATCTACACCACGGGATGTAATTCCAAGAGCCTTATTGACAGCCCTTGTCTGGGCATCCATTTTGGACATTGGCACATTAATGCCGCGTAATGTATTAGTAAGATTTCTAAGAGAGGC